ATTACAAGTTTAGATTACAGTGAGTTACAATCTGATGATAGTGATGTATTCATATATGCAGATCCACCTTATAATGTAAAAGATAACCTCTATGGTTATAAAGGTGAAATGCATAAAGGTTTTGACCATGCATTATTTGCCGATATCATGGATGCACATTTGTGCAATGTTATGATATCATATAATAACCACCCCGATATCATTCATAGATTCGAGGAGTGGTATCAGTATGACTTTGCTCATACTTATACAATGAGGTCTACAGGAACATACATGATAGACCAAACAAAACGTCGTGAACTAATTTGTCTTAATTATGGAAAGTATAGGAGTCAGAGTGTTGCCTAGTGGATACTGCCAACTCTACAATACACGTAGAGGAGGTCTATCTACATTCGCACCAGAATCACAATCAGCAATTATCATGGGTGAAGAAGTCCATGTTCAAACTAAGTCTGGAAGGACACAGATATATCGTGTCAATAATTCTAGAACAGGTGTCGTAGGTCCTATCAGAACATTTTAATGGAACTAAAAGATTGGTTAAATTCTATCAACTTTAACAAGAACAATCTGATAGAAGACGATCCAGAAGCAATATCATCCTACCCTCCATACATTGTCAATAGGTGTTTGTCAGGACATCTAGACACTGTACTGTTTGCAAATGAAATGAACAAGTACAGTAACCTTGATAAGGACATGCAGTACTCTTTCTTCCTATATACTTTGAGGAAGAGAAAAAGATTTTCCCCTTGGTTGAAGAAGGAACAAGTCGATGACTTGGATCTAGTTAAAAAACACTATGGATATAGTAATGAGAAAGCGAAGGTCGCAGTAAGTCTTCTAACCAAAACCCAACTTGAAACTATTCGTAACCAACATGACATGGGAGGCAAAAAATGACTGCGATCACTGAGGAAGTTGCATGGACTACCGACAGTATGATAGAGGTAGGACTACGTGAACCAGATGACTTTCTTAAAGTAAGAGAAACACTGACGAGAATTGGAGTAGCATCCAGAAAAGAAAAGAAATTATATCAATCATGTCATATACTGCATAAGCAGGGTAAGTACTATATCGTACACTTCAAGGAGTTGTTCGCACTGGACGGAAAAAAAGCGAACCTAAGTCTTAATGATGTGCAACGTAGGAATCGTATAGTGCAGCTGCTAGGTGATTGGGGTTTAGTATCAATCAATAGCAAAGAGAGTATTGCTGATGTAGCACCTTTAAGTCAGATCAAAGTTCTTGCTTATAAAGAAAAACATGAATGGACACTAGAGAGTAAGTACAACATAGGAAAGAAGAAGGAGGAATAACCGAACCTCCTTTTTTGTGTCTGCTGTTATAATTAGTAGTGTCGCCTTAGGGGACACAATTCACACTCGCTTAATAAGGAGAACCATGATGGACATTCAAAGGTACAGTGCTGCCGATTTACCAACATTATTCGACGCTATACAAAAACATAGCATAGGTTGGAACAACTACTTCGATAGAATAAATGACATTCGAGGTACATCAAACTACCCACCATATAATGTAATACATGTAAGTAATGAAATTTCTAAATTAGAAGTTGCACTAGCAGGATTTAAAAAATCAGAAATTAAAGTTTACACAGAGTATGGTAAACTATTAGTCGAAGGGACTAAACCAGAAGATGAGAAAAAACTATATGACTCTGAGGATTATGCACACAGAGGAATGGCACAAAGATCATTCTCTAGGTCATGGTCACTATCAGATGACATAGAAGTCAGGGAAGTAGTTTTTGAAGATGGATTACTTTCAATCACACTCGGTAAGGTAGTTCCTGAGCATCACGCAAGAAAAGATTACATCTAATACATAGAGGGGTTGACAATCGTTAACTCCTCTTTTATAATATATGGGTATTGTTAAAAACTATGGCAAAGAAGATGAAAAATATAACTGCAGAGGCAGAAGAAACTCCTGCAGTAGGGATAGTTAAAGCAGAAAGAGTTAAAGTATTGATGCTTCAGAATGGAGACAATGTAATATGTGATATTCAAGAAGCTACACATAAAGATACTGGAGAGAGACAGGCATACATTCTAAACTTTCCTTACAAAGTTGAGTATGAACAACCTAAACTTGACAGTACAGGTATCGTAACTGAACCAGAAGTAAAAGTACATTATTCACCATACTGCCCACTAACACCTGAGGTTAGAATACCAATCAACCCTGCAGCAGTATTGACTATTGTAGAACCAGTGCCAAGTCTTCGTGATACATACATCAAGAATGTACAGAAGATGGGTGGAAGCGTAGAATGAGCGTAAAACTTTTATTATTAAAATCTGGTGAAGAAGTAATAACCGAAGCAAAAGAGATAGTGGATCCTAATACTAAAGAACCTATGGGATATCACTTACACAAACCCTTCAGATTAGATATTGTTTCTAATGATGGAGGGATTGTATTTAATAATGAAAGAGGATACCAAGTGTCTTGGTTTCCTTGGGCACCTTTGAGTAAGGATAAAGATTTTTATCTTCCAGCAGGACATGTATTAACAGCTTACGATCCATTAGATAGTATATCTGAACAATACATACAGGCAATTAGAGAAGAAAACTATGAAGAAAACTTTAAGCGTCACGAAGATATGATTGCAGGAGTTACAGATAGTGATCTAGATATGGAAGAAGTTTTTAAACAAGCAGAAAAAGCACTAGAAGATGAGGAGACTTAAAATATATGACAATGATACTGTAATTCATACATATACCACAGATCACAAATTTCAAGGCAGTAAACAAATAGAGATTGAAGGACCTGCTACAATAACAAAATGTTTAGTAGACTATCCTGCACTTGTAAATGGAAAATTTGGTATCATAACATTTGATCAACCAATAAAAAATCCGCTATATGATATGAACCTAGTTCCTCAACCATTTCCTATAGAAATAGGTAGGGGAACTTTTAAGTTTAAACATCTTATGTTCAACGGTCCTAGTTACTTTAACATTAGAGTTGACAAATACAAACCCAAGATGTATATTGGTAATCTAATTACTAAAGAATTTATACCAGAGTTGAAAACAATTGAACCTGTATATACTTACAGGAAAAAGGATAACAATATATGGAATGAAAGAGATTTACACAAATTAGAACAGTTATGCAAACAATGATAGTAATCCTTAAGAGTGGGATACACCTCATATCTAAGGTAGAACAATTAGAAGAAGAACCAAGTTGTCATTTACAAGATCCTTATCTTATCAAGGATGATGGTACTTTGGAACCGTGGCCACGTTACACTGATGATGTAGATATATTGATATATTCTGAGATTATTGCTACAATAGTAAATGCAACATCAGCAATGAAGGCAAAGTATAAAGCGGTAACTAAATGAGTTTTTACACCAACGTACAACTTGTTGGAGATAATTTACTTTACCTTGGGTACGAAGATGGACAACGTATTCAACGTAAGTTCAAATTCTCTCCAACTCTTTTTGTTGTTACTGATAAAAAAACTAAACAAAAAACTCTTGACGGGAGGTATGCTAAAGCTATCAAGTTCGATTCAGTAAAAGAAGCAAAAGGATTTATAGAACAATACAAAGAAGTACAAAACTTTGAGGTACATGGTTATGACAGATATCTCTATCAATTCATCTCGGAAGAGTTTCCGCAAGAGGTTGATTACGAATTTAAAAATCTTAAAACTACATCTCTTGATATCGAGGTGGCATGTGAGAATGGCTTTCCTAACGTGCAGGAATGCTCGCAACCTCTTCTTAGCATTACAGTACAGGACTATCTCAGCCGTAAGATCAAAGTATGGGGTACCAAACCGTATACAAATAATAGAGATGACGTTGAGTATGTACTGTGTGACGATGAAGAACATTTGCTCCGTTGTTTTCTTGACTATTGGACTACTAATTTCCCAGATATTCTCACGGGGTGGAACGTAGAACTATATGATATCCCGTACATATGTGGACGTCTAGAAAGATTGTTTGGTGAAAAAGAAATGAAACAAATATCCCCTTGGGGTATTGTGTATAGAGAAGATATAGAGATAAAAGGTCGTCTTATAT